TCATAGCTGATTCAGTGGAATCGCTTTATGTTCTGGATGTTCGTTTAGGTATAACCATGGGTTGTGTTTTATTTTTGTTGCAATATCTGGTGGTATTGTAGGATATACAGCTTCAAAAGGAATTCCCACGATTCCAATCACTTCGGGTTCTTTAGGTGATATATCCAATTCAGATAAATCAATTCCAGCCACTTCACATGCCTTTGCTCTCAATTCTTCAATTGATTTCGGTTCTATATGATAGAGGGTGGGAATCGGATTCTTCTTTCTTCCACAATAGAAATATTCCAAATTGCAGTCATCCCACTCGTAAATTTCTATATTATCCCTATCCATATCAAACATTGTTTTACAACGGCGTTTAATTTGTATTGCTGTTTCATTGTCATTGGCTTGCAGGTTTTTAAAAAATTCCTCAATTGGCAAAATAGATGTAATTATAATCAACTTACATTCTATAAAGGCTTTACCATGGTATCTTGCACCCGCCATACTCTCTGTGTTATTATCTACCAGTTTCAAAAAACTAGTCAATTTCATGCTTGATGGGCGTAGTTCATCCAGAATCATACATGGATGACTGTCATATGTTTCTACAGGGTCTCTATCTTCACCACTTGTAGCATAAATCAATCCTCTTGCTTTTGCAGTCATTTTTGCATAAGTTGTCTTTCCTGCTCCACTTGAACCATGTATGTATATAACTTCTAAGTCACGTTCTTTGTTACTATTTAATTTTGTTTTGATAATTTCATCAATTGCGTTATTTAAGTAGCTTCTCAAAGCTACTCTGTCGGAAAAAGCATAATTTTCATGAAAGTTATATCCTCGGAGCGTTCCGGCTTCCACTTCCTCTAAAATACGTTTTTTCAACTTTTTCATATGATTTTCGTTAGTTAATTGTGCTTTTTCTTTTTCAGCCAGTTCAGCCAAAAAAACATTATAATCAAACGAACTAATTACCATTGACGGGTCATATTGGAATTTCTCAGGATTATTTCTATGAATCAAATAGGCACACGCCGCCGCATACGAGGTTTCTATTTTTCTTATACGTTGTGCCGTTACATCAAACCAATTTGCGATTGTTGAGAATTTGTAACTATTGTTCAATCTTAACATGCCATGTATATGAGTTTTTTTGAGATTACCAGCTTTATTTTTAATATCGTCAAGTTCATCCTGTTCTGTATATGTATCTTTATCGTGTACTATATAAGCATAATCCAATATAATACCTCGTTTATACAAGTTATTAACGATATTCTTGAAACTACTTTCACTAGTATATTCAATTTGATTCTGGAATTCACATATTACTCTGCATGGGTCAGTTACTTTTTTTGCTTTGGACATAGCTATCCGCCACCTGCTTTAATATTATCTGTACTATCTGATTCTTAGATAGTCCTAATTCCTCACTCCGCCTTGTTATCATTGCCATAACCTCGTCCGTCATACGTATTGTCATAGCATAAGTATCTCTCTTTTTCATTAATTTGAACCTCCTAGATTAAAGAACATATGCTTATGTTCTATGGATAGTATGTCAGAACGGTTTAAAATGAACCACATATTTAGAAAATTTTTATTCATAGATTATAATATTGTTTAAAGCAATCTATTTCGGTTCGTTTTGGTATTTTGGTATTTTTTAATTTCCGACCAAAATGTCAAGTGCTATTGGTCGGAAATGCTTATATAATATAAGATTGTTTGATTTAGTATTTTTGTATTGCAAAAACAAAAAAAGCTGTTACCCAGCTTTTCAATCTTTAACATATTCAATTAAATCTCCTAAACTGCAATCAAAGTATTCACACAATTTACATACTAAATTAGCATCAATTCTTTGAAATTCGTCACGACAATACCTGTTAAAATTTGAACGTGGAATATCCAGTTCTTTACATATAGTATTTTTACTGATTTCACGTTCTTCTAAAAGCTCATTAATTCTCATATGCAAATGTGCCATAATCTCACCACCCTTTATTAATTCCATTATATCCAGTAAATATCTATCTAGTAATTCACTGTATAGTGAGGTATAATATAGTGAGGTGCTTGCAAAAAGTTTAAAACTGGAGGAAATTGATGGATACTTATGACTATCAGCATGAAATAGGCTTTATCAATGAAATGGAAACAAAAATTGACACTTTATCAGAGGGAGAAGCAAAAGAGGTATCTGAATTTATTGATACGCTCAAAAAAAAGACTGTACAGGAACAAACCTTACATTCTTTAGAATGGCTTAGAGTTGCAATATTACCAACGTTACAGGTATATGCAAAAAAAACATGCTCCCTCCTCGTTATAGAGGAGGCTCATGATTCTGTAATAATGGTCACACTTAAAAATGATATTGGATATGATATTACAAAAAATAGCAGACTTATAAAAATGCTTTTTAATTTGGCAGACTTTATAGGAATTGAATCCGAAGATGGAAAAACCTGTATTGCACTGGTATTTGATAGTACTAATCTTGTTCTGTAATAACAATTTGGGCACTCTTTCGGAGTGCCCATGCTTACAATTCTATATCCACTTCACTTGAATCGATACATTGTGTTTCAAAATGTTCCCGTTCCCGTTCAAATTCTTCTGAATCATACGCTAATACCTCTTTCTTGATATATTCATCAAATGATGTAATTGTATCCTTTTGGGTCTGTTCCAAAAGCTTCAGACGTTTATAAGCATAATACAGAGCCTGTAAGACCTCCTTAACACTATTCCTATACTGTTCCCAGTCTTTTAAATTCATAACTGCTATAGGCTTTTTTCTATACCAAGACCGTTTGATTGTTAAAGAGGGTATTATAATATTTTCTGTATCAACCCAATCAAGGTATATTCGTTCTCGTTCATCCATTAAAACCTGTTCTATTATCTCATCTAAATCATCATCATTTATTGTCACTTTTAAAATCTCCTTTTTACCTGCCACGTTCCCGATTCAATGTAAGAGTATGAGCCGGTGGTTCTTTACCTATGGCGATTTTTATTGATTTGTTTATTTTCCCAAGAATATATGGTTTCTTTTCAAAAACATCTGCTAGTCTATCAATAGCTTGATTCTCTAAATTATTTAATGCAAAAACTGTCTCCTGCTTTTGTTCAATTTTTTTATTTAATAAGCTTGCTTTGTATTTGCTTTGTTCCTCATGCTGTCGGTCAGAACCACGTTCACCACGTTCTAGACCATGTTTACTTGCTACCTGTTCAAAAAATAAGTCCTGCATCAGTCTGTATGACTGCCTACCTCCACGCTCTGCCCAGAATTGACTTCTGTTAATGCTTGATGGTTCATCCACATAATCATAAAGTATTTTTCCATCTGTTCCTCTGGCTCTAATCGCATGACCTTGCTCATTTCGGATACAGCGACCTTGCTCGTCCTTTAAATATACATCTTTACGTTTGGATTTACCTGAAATAACTGGAATATAATCAATGTGTAAATGTGGTGTTTCCTCGTCAAAATGAAGCGTTGCTGAAAGTATATTCTCTTTACCTATGTACTGTTGAATGAATTTTAATGAATCATTAAAATACTGTTGAATCTCTTTTGGAATATCTGACCTTTCCCATTCCCTGGCTTTCATTTTATCCCAACCTAAATTTTTAAAATAATCCGGTGATGCAGTTATTATGACCTGTTCCATAGCAATTTGATTTTTCTTTCCAGCAAACCTCCAACCCATTTGATTTACTTTAATTTTCCAAAGTTGATAAAGTGTTTGGTTTTCTTTATTCCCTAATGTAATATTTAACCTACTTCTTCGTTCGTCTATATTGGTATTTTTATGGCTATACTTATGTCTATATTCTTCACGTCCTATACTGTTAATACTACCGCTAGTATAGCTTGCTATTCTCATTATTTGGCTTACCATTACAGCCCTCCTAAGCATTGTTCTGTTAAAGAGACAGATTCTATTCTTACATAAGTATTATGTAAGATGACTGTCCCTTTAACTCACTAAAGGGACAAGGTCCCTAACGTTCGTCCGCCGGAGGGTCTGCGACGCTTCTATAAGGGATAAAAGTATTTTTCCTTGTCCCTATAGCATGGCTGGCTTTAGGATATCATCCCGCTATACATAGCCTACGAGAACCGGAGGCACCTCGGCGATGCTCCTTCCGGTTCCGCACCCAAGATACTAGCGTTTCACAACTGACAGCAGTAATCAAGGGAAAATTCTACTCGGATACCCACAAATTACAAGACTGTTTTTCGTACTTTTTTTATGGTAAAATTAAATTAACTTATAAAAAGCTAATCAAACACAAAATTCCTCTCATACTAAGTTCATAAAATTGATTAGTGAGGTTTATAAGTTATATGTTAGATAAGTCAGTGTATCAGAACATTGACAATTTAATAGAGTTTGACGATGATTTAAGAAGTGCAATCATTAAAGCTATGCACAATAAGTATTTGAGTATGCACAAGAGTGCTGTTTGGTTTGATGAAGGTAAACAACTTCATTGCACAAAGTTAGGTGGCAAGAATAAAACAAGTAAGACTATTGAAGGATTGAATAAGAAAATCATTGATTATTATAAAAGTTTTGATTTATCTTTTCGTACTGTCATGATTGAACAACTAGATAACAATCTGAAATTAAAATCTATTGTACAAAGTACATATGATAGATATATTAATGACTATGACAGATATGTTATAGATAGTGAATTGGATAAGATACCTGTAACAGAAATTACAGCCAAACAAATACGGTCATTTCTTGAAACAAAAATCATAAATGGGATTAGCAAAAAGAATTTTGATAATCTTATAGGGTTGCTAAATGTAGTTTACTTTTATTCTGAAATGACTGATATCAATGTTAGCAATATTAAGAAACTTATGAAACTCAAATCTAAGCAGTTCGATAAGTCTAACAAACGGCAAACTGCCGAAATAGCATGGACTGATGAGGAACAAGAAAAGCTGATAGCATATAGCAGGATACATAGAGACATAAGGGTTCTGGGAATGATTTTTATGTTGCAAACCGGATTGGCTATTTCAGAATTGACACAGTTACATAAAGCGGATGTGGATATTCAAAGCAGAGAATTAACTATCAAGCGTATTGAGATTAAATACAAAAAGAACGGTAAAACCGTCTACGATGTCAGTCAAGAAGATTCAGCTAAAACCGAAAATCGTCTTGAAACAATGCTTTTATCACAAAAAGCAATCCAGACCTATAAAGATATTATTACATTATCTAAGGCCAAGGATGATAATGATTGTATATTTAATGGCTATTGGTCTTATAATTTCAATGACTATTTACGAAGGCATGTTCTTGTAGACCTCGATTTATCACCACGAGGACTTCACAGCTTCCGAAAAACATATGCTACTAATTTGGTGGATTCTGGCATTGAATTTAAAACAATACAAGAGCAGATGAGACATTCAGACATACAAACTACAATGAAATTCTACTATAAAAGTAAGTCGACTAAAAAGAAAAAACTTGAAACGCTGGACAACGTATGTTAGTCGACTTAGGTCGACTAGTCCTGGAAACATAAAAAAATAGCGGAAGCCTTATATATCAAGGCTTCCACTGTTTTCACATAAAGCTGCTGACGGGAATCGGACCCGTAAAATACAACGGTTTTATGCGGTTTCCAGGCTCCGTGTTGCATATCGTGTTGCATATTTCCGAAGATGGTATAATATTTATAGAAGCGTCAGTGTAAAAATCTGGCGCTTTTATATTGAATTAGAATCCTCTATGTACCAGATGTCCTGCGCGCCATTATCCTGGCTATGCCAGCAAGCGCCCTCTAGCGGACCATCCGGTGTTGGGTCGAAATAGTACCAGTCTCCTGAGCCGTCCTCCGGGTCGCACACGGTGCCATTCCAGCGGTGCCAGCTGGTGCAGGCATAACCATCCTTATTAAATAAGTACCAATGGTGATTTATGACACACCACTTATTAGCCGGGTAAGTTCCATCTGGTTTGCGGTACCACCAACCATTATTATCCTTAATCCACCCAGTGCGCTCCTGCTCAGTCCAGGTTTTCATGAATTGTTCTGGATTTTGGTACAATTTCTTGATACCACTAGTAGAGCTGCCCCAATCAGGAAGTTGAAAATGTGGCTTGTCCACAGGAGACTTCCAGTTTCCTCCCCATTCAAGACCGATAGATACGCCAATAGCACCCACACGGTTAAAGAAGCCGCCTATTTCGTTATAAGCTCCAGCGCCATCATTGCGGAATATATCAAAAGCCGTTCCCCACTGATGATAGGAGCTGTAGCTGCTGCCAGGAGCATTAGTTACAATGTTACCCGGTTTAGTCCTACCCTGAGCGTATAAAGCATCCTGTTCTGCCACGGTCCGCAGTGTCTCACCTATTTTAATTTTTAATCCCTGTTTATTGCATTCGTCCACCAATTGACCTGCTAAAAGCTGTAAGCGTGGATGGCACAATGTGATATCTCTCATAATCATCCTCCAATTATGCTGTTTTTCTGCTGCTCTGTAATCCATCCAATTGACACAGCCCGGTTGAGTTCGGAAACCGTTAATGGCCCTTTACCATTGTTATATAGCCTTTTTAATGTTGTATACATTTTACACCTCCAACTGACTTAAAATCATTGCATCCACGGTATCTTGCAAGGTCTGCACTGTATCCCGTATATCCGGCCTACGAAGTTTAGCAACCATAATGGTATCCTTCACTTCATTGGTTTCATAATTTGGCTCTTCCTCGGTGCCGGCATTTACTGTTTCGTAAGATATAACATAATCTATTTTCTTTTGCATCTCTGCCAGCTGAGTAAACCCGGTTTTCACTTCCATCGGATGACCGTCCAAACCAAGTATGTAAATTTTTCCTGTATTTAAAGGACTAAATTCTGATTCTACCGTTTCAAAACTGTCTAGGCCGGGAAGAAACGACAGGGTTAGGTAATCGCCTGATTCTTCCACCCCGTTTGTTATTAAGTCGTATTTTGTGTTGTTTGATAATTTTAATTGGTTCATTTGACTCCTTTCGTGGATATGTTTTTTATATAGTAATTTAGAAAATCTGAACATTGATTGGAAATTGATAGGAACTGTTACCGGACAGTCTCCAATAACGCTACCTGAAAAGTTTGAACAACTGCTAATTAAGATGGAGTATAACAATGTTATATTTTCGGTGTATGCACTAAAAAACTGGCTGTCATCGACTGCAAAAACATTTCGCACTGGTTATGGTATGAGTGATGGTAACTATTCCGCTTATATTGGCATTAATGTGTCTCTTACACAAGCTACTCTTGAAGCATATAAGGTGGGGAATGTTGTCAATACAAATAGTACATCAGTAACGGCTTATTACAAATGATGATTATTAGCGATAATAAACAGTAAAGCTGAAATTTGATTTATTATCTGCTGCGTTTATAAAAACAGAATTTATTGCAATTGTATTGGTGATGGCTATAACTATTTTTACATCCCAACCATTTGCGTCACGACCACAACCAGTCATCCAATTACCAGTGTTTTTACCAATCTCTGCTTTTAATATATTGACACCACATGTATATGCGTAATCCGAAGTACGGTAAATCTTAATCATCAACTCATTATATTTTTCAGGTAACGGGCAAGTATCTGTGGCCTTGTATGTACCATTTAATTTCCATTCTAAATTGCTATTTGTTTCATTTATTTGCTGTTGCATTGAATATGCCAAAGCAGATGAGGGTACTTTATTTTGGTCATTTACCTGCACGTTTGATATGTCACTTTTTTTTATATAATCGCCAGAAACTCCGCCTTGTGAAATGCTATCTATCTGTTGCTGCATCTGATATACAAGGCTAGAAGAAGGGACTGTAGAACTTGATTCTGTCTGTACATCAGATATGAGAGCTTTTAATGTATCAATAATGTTATTTGCTTGCTGTACTGTTTCTTTTAATTTTTGCTCATTTTTATTTAAATGCTCCGCATCAATATCCGGCGCTGAGTCATTAACATATTCTGTTGCATCATATTCTGTTTGTTTGTTTAGTTCATCTATAGTCAATGATATCCCTCCTATTTTTTACATTCTAATGTTCTCAATGTCATATTAACAACTGATGTGCTTGCTGTAGTGCGCATAAAAAGTGATATGTATATAAATCGTGTTCCAGTAATATTGGACACATCAAAGTTATTCGTTTTTAAATTTCCTGATGTATTTGGTATCTCTCGTCTCCAATAATCACCTAGCCCAGAGTTATAATCTTTACCGGAGCCACTGGAATCTCGCATATATATATAATCATTGACATATCCAGTAGCTAGAACCATTTCACATCCTCCAGAAGCATTGGAGAGGGAATATTTCAACGTTATTCGATTGATATTATCAAAATTGAGAGGAACATTAAATACAATTGCCGTTGTTACATAATCTGTGCTAAGAGGATTTTCGATATGGATGTTATCTCGCCCAAATGTCACGTCTCCTTTATAGTAAGGCCCACCTTTACGACCAAAAGACGGAAACGAGTTTATTGATTGGCCTGGACCAAACACACCATTGTAATACGGCGTATACGGGTCGTCATTCTCGTATCCTTCATAAGTTCCTACGATAGTTGTATCCCCTACTCTAATAACAACATTTTTTTTAATATTTGATGCAATAAGATTCGGGAGACTTTCTACAAAAACATCACCTTCCATATATTTACCAGCTGTTTCTATTGTTTGTAAATCTGCGCTCGGAACAACATATTGATTGCCTAATGTCGGTATGTTTTGTGTTACAGTGCTACCTGCATCATAAAATCCTTCTCCCAAAGATAGCGTCTGATTTAATTGTAATTCATACCTTTCAGGTTGTATAATTGGCATTATTCCAATTTGTTCATCATCACTTCCACGACCTAAAAATATTTTTCCTTTTTTTACGCTCGATGGAAGAGCAGTTAAATCACTTGTATCTGCATTAGCTCCATTTTTTTTAATTATGCAATCAGCCATTTTAATCAACCCATCCCTCAAACGTCCCAATATATGGACCTATTTTTACTCCCTTTTTTATTACAGCACTTGAAATTCCCGATATACCACCTATAAAGGTATTTCCAGTCATATAGGTGCCTTTGACCCCGGCAGTTGTTCCATTGATGGAAGGGTCAACGTATTGTGCCCCTAGCGTTGGGATATCCTGTTTTAATGTTATTGAAACAAAATATCCTTCTGGGATATAAAATTTTCCATTAATCGGGAAATCATGTTCTACATTATAATAAGTTGGCATAGTTCCCTCTTGTGCATTTTCTGTTCCTGCACCAATAAAAGTCTGTCCATATTTGACATCTTCTGGTTTTGCAGTAAGATAGTCATTATTAAACATGCCGCCGTTATATAGTATACATTCTGCCATGCTAATTCCCTGCCCCTTTTACGAGAATTTGAAAATCTGTTGATGGTTTAGAACCATAGCAATATAATGTAACAACTCCATTTCCGCTTTCAGCACTATCGACATATCCAAAAGCTTTTTTTCGCTCTCTGGCTACGCTTGCGCTTGGTTTATCCCCTAAATATGGACCACCAATAATAAGCCCTATGTTCTCTTTTGCTCCAGGAACACTAACAGTCTGCGAATATGGAACAGATGTACTCCAATTTTCTGAAGGAACCATAATTCTTTTTATACCTTTGATATTTTCGATTTCTGAATTATTTTGTAATACAGCCTTATTGGTTTCGTTAATATCATCAGCCGTAAAAATGTCTCCTATTTCCTGGTACTCTGTTTTATCTTCAAGTGTTGTTAGACCGGTTGACGCATCTGTGGTCATCTTATATTTTCGTAATCCGGAAAATTTGTCATTTTTAAAATTTGTTTTCAAATTCATAGCTTAATACCTCTGTTTCCTAGAACCTTGGTTCCCAATTTAAACGACAAATGTTGAGGACCCGGATAGGACTTTTCAATCAAATTACCTAAATCATAAATGATTTTTTCTATGGCATTGGCCTGATAAATTGATGTGTATGTTATCTTATCTGGGGTAAGGGGAGTGCTATCGCCTGTATAGTACGCGTTTCTTATTGCAGCTATATTTTTTCTTAGACGTTCCATTTCTTTATCCGTCCTATGGTCCTCAGGTTTCCAATTCAGCTTGTTGTTTGTCGTATTTCTATATCCATACTGGTTGAGAACATAAGATACCCATTTAATCGCCTGTTCGATTCGGTTTAGGTCTTTATAATCAATGTAAGCTTTGTCAGTTAATTCTATTATGTCTGACTGCGTACGGTCAAAAATAAGAGATTCTAAATACTTACTCATGTATTTTTACCTCTGCCTTAATTTCGTTGGGAGAAAAGCTGTAATTGTAGCTCTCAATAATACCGGTGCGGTATCCATCATAATCTGTATCAATCCTAACCTTTTGTCCTAGTTTTTTATTTCCTATAAGTACATCCCCCACCACATTTTCTGCGCGCTGGTAATATGCATATACACGTTCAAGCACTTGCTGAGCATTACCATTGTGCACCAACGTTGCATCTGTTACTTCGCGAATATTTTTGTTAAACACAATATCGGGATTCTCTTTAAGGATTGATGTGGTAAGATGGTTGTATTTCTTTCCGGTTAATATTACATTTCCACCGGTTCCGGTTATGTAAGCATAGTTATCACCAAACTGACCAATGGTGCCGCCAGTTATCTCCAGACCATGATAAGGCTCACTAAAAATAACCTCTGCTGTTCCATTCAATGTATCATTATATAGTTCTTGTGCCTCATCCGATTTTTGATATGCATGAACTGTTAACCGGATTCCGGTGACAATATCAGAATGCTCCAATGTAACACCAGAAAATACTTCATCATTCAAAAATTCACCACTCAAATCATTTTCTTGCGGATAGATAACAATTCCGTCATAATTGCTTGTATCTGCAATAGCTCCAATAGCAAAGCATATATATACTAATGCGTTTCTCTTTGTGGTATACGGTATGTAACCATAAAGCGGAATATCCGAAAATGATTCATCCAACAAATAATTAAAATCTTCATTCTCAAATATTTTATCTAATACTTCAGAAACCGGCTGGCCTGTATATATTCCTCCAGCAAATTCATTACCATCCAATACCCCCACTGCATCATGCGCGTCCATATGGTAATCCGTTTTGTTTTTCCTGGCACCGTTTTTAAGATAAAAATTTCCTATCAACTCACCGTTGAAATATAAAGTAAGTTTCTGCTTTTTCTGTAAATCAAACGGTATATCGGATGTTGTCCTGACCGTGAAATTCAAGGTGTTAATACTTATGCTTTCTGATATTGCATTGATTTCTTGCAAACAGTTTCTTTCCAATAATTCGTTGTCCAGAAAATCACGGTATATTCCATAATCTATTCTGGTAACAAATACTGGCCTTATGGGTTTTGATGTCTGCAAAAACGTGATTTCCAGTTTGTTATATCCTCTCACATAGTTATTACAAAAATATCGAACTGAATCCGGGGAAAACTCCATATCTGACAATAGGTTATTATCCGCGTACCACTTTACTCTCATTCGTGTGCAATAATCTCCAGACATCATATTAAAAGTAAAAAGCAGTCCTACACTGGTGAATTTTTGATTAAAGGTTACTGTCAGCATGGGGGATTCAATTAACTTTTCAGTTGTTGATTTAGGATATAAAAACATTCCTGGATGCAAACCTATTTGGGGTTTAAGTCCTTGGCTTTGCTTAACATATCCGAACAATCCTTGTTCATTTGATACTTCTGGGCTTATATATCCATACGGAAGCGGATTATCTGGAAAATTGATATACTTTCCATTCAGCAGAGAAAACCGCGGAAAGCATAGAGCATATCCAGGATAAGAAATATCATCTCGCTTTAATTCTGGAAATTCTTGCTCTGTTATTGTCCCACGCGGATGTAAACCAGGGCCTGGATGAAGCCCTATTCTTGGTCTTAATCCAGGTCTTGTAATGGATGCTGTACTATTTTCTTTGGCATAAGGGGCCAAGTCATCATAAACAATCTTTAATCCCTCAGTATTCTGTTCTGCATCAGATAATATGGATTGCTTTAAAAACACATCACGGCCTCCTCTGCGGCTCCATAGCGGTAAAGGTAATAGATAACCCGGTCCAATGGTTACGCTCGCCTTCTTTTCCGTTCTTGTTGATTTTTAAATCATCATCCCCGCTCGTTATGTATGCTTCAAATTCCTTGGTAGCTTGACCATATGGAAATACCATATTATGAGACTCGACCGGAGCGGAGATAATTTCATAAAATGTATCATAGTCAGCTGGGTTACTTCTTTCTGCATCAATATCGAGGGTGTAATTATAAAATGTACCAATGATATCCCGGTGCATCCGGTAAGATTGCAAACGTCCAGAATTTTCACTATCTGCGACCGAAAAATTTCGCTTTAAGGATTTTACCCATAGACGGAGATTAACTCCGTCTATGGTAAATACTCCGTTCCCATTCTGTGCCACTATACGCTTCCCTCCGTAACCATTCTTACACCCACACGATTCTTTTCGTTGTTTCCGAATTTGACTACAAGCTGACCAAATCTTGTACCATCAAGTATTAGGTCTGCTTTAGCAATCTGATTTGCACCAGATATATTGCTTTCTGCCAGCGCTTCTTTAAGTGCTTGCTTCATAGTTGATAGCGGGGATACCACTTCTGTTTCACGGTTGTTGTCTCCCAAGATAGCAGCAAACATTCCGGCCCGCGGTGGTACTACTGTACCGGTTGCAAGCATTGGCATTCTATAGGGGATTGCTGCGTAGGTAGACATTGGGTATCTTGCAGTGCCTGAATATGCCGAACGTGATGTGCCTCTACTAAGTGCATTTGACGAAAATCCGTATATCATAATACCAGCCGCTGCCGCAACCCCTGCGGCTACTGCAAGTGTCGCAACATCTTTCAATTGTGCTGCTATAACAGCTACTACCAAAGCTATAGCACCAGCAACCGCAGTGATTTTTGTTGCTAATTGCTCTCCTGGTGTCATTTTATCCCATGCTCTGGAAACTTGTGCTGCTAAATAAATTATTGAGCCAAGAACTAACACAATAGCTCCAAATTTTAAATCCAGCGTTCCAAGATAATTAATAAGAATCGGAAGTTTTCCAAATAATCTTTGCAAATCATTTACTAATTTTCCTATTGTCCATGCAGCGAAAAACGACAATACCGCAAGTGTAATATTTTCAACCGTAGATTGATTTTGGTTAACCCAATCAGAAAATTTATTTAACCATTCTGTCAGTTTCTTTAATGCTGCTATGATGATTTCTCCGGTCCACGCTCCTATCGGTTGTAAAAATTTTTCCCACAACCACGTTCCAAGTGGTTTAAGTGCCTTAAGAACAGTATTTACTGCGTTTAATGCCGCAGCTATTAAATCAAATACAGCGGGAAGCGCTTGCTCAATTCCCCATTTTGCAATGGGTTCAAGAACATTATTTAATAACCAAAGCAATAAATTTCCAACAGTACCCACAATTGGATTAAGAGCTACCAAAACACGGTCAAAGCTTTCTAAAAGTGGAGAAAAGTCAATAGTTTTAGTCCACTCTTTAATACTTTCTGTTGCTTTGCGAATAAAATCAGAAACAGTTAAAGCAATATCTCCAAGATGTCTTAAAATATTTGTTCCAGTATTGCCGGATACCCATGCTTTATCAAAATTAGTAACTAAGTTTCCAACTGCATCAGATAAATTAGCAAAACTTATGAGTAAATTATCTGTTATTGCTTTCCCATATCCCTCAACATTCCACACCTGCATGAATGATGCGCCCACATCACTTGCAAGTTGTTTAATAGCCGAGAAGGTATTTTGCAGTGATTTCATTACCTGCGGTCCATTTTCAAGCCACGATTCCTTAAGTGGGTCGAACAGCTTTCCAAGCGTATCCTTTATGGCTTCTGCCTGTAGCTTAATATCATTGGATACTTCCTCTGTGGTAAACATATCCTCCGGTTTAAGCTCGTTCTTATCTTCTTTCTTTTTCTTCCCAGTTGTTATCTGTATCAGCTTATCAAATGGTGCTAATGCCTTTTCCGTTTCTTTGGCTGCATCTTTGGTTTCATCCTTAGTCTTGTCCAGGCTATCAGCATAATCCTGCTGGACCTTAACCGCTTTAACAAATGTATCCTTTCCGGTTAATGCTGCCAGCAGTTGCGCTGTCCAGGTAACGGCCTGGGATAGCAAATTGATGAACTGAGCCAGGGCCGGAGCTGCATACTCAACCAACGGGGAAAAGGCTGTGCCAAAAGCATTTTTAAGCTGGGTCATACCAGACATTAATGCTGATAACGCCTTATTGGTATCATCCGAATACTGGGCCAGATTATCCATGCCTTCTTTAAGGCCGCCTGTTACTGCTGATATTGCACGGAATACGGTACTAAACAGGATAGAGGTTGCAAGCATACGACCTATTCCCATCCTTGCGCCTCTGGATGATTTTTCGGTATTTTTCAAACCCGTATTTAACTTTTTAGTTTCTTTTCCTGCTTTTTTAGTTCCGGTTGTATATTTGGTCAATGCGGCATTTAGTTTTTTTATCGTTGCAGTAACAGTATCATACTCTTTATATCCTGGTCCAAGTCCTGCCTTTTCTAAATCCTTTTGACGTAAGGTGAGCCTTTCGATTTCTTCCCTAAGTTTTACCACAAGCGGATTGGATATCTTTGCATTTTGTCCGATTTCTGCAAGCCTTGCAGATTCCACAGCCGCAGCCGCCTCTTTTTGTTTTGCTTCTTCAAGCTTCTGATTTAATTTTGCTTGCTGTTCGGCTTGTTTTCTAGCTGATTCTGCTTCCTTTTCTCGCTGCACATCGGTTTTAAACAGTTCGTTTTTATAATCCACTAACGCCTGTTCAGCACGTTTTAACGCTAGGGCTGTCTGGTCATATTCTATATCACCAAATGTCCTGCCCTGTTTACTTAGTGTATCAAGCTGAGCCTTTAAAGTATTAATCTGCCCTTGCATACTTTCGGCAGATATATCCACAGGTATTTCAACCGGTTTAACAAGCTGGCTTTTATAAGCCTTCAATTCTTCATTTGCCTTTTGAAACGCTTGATAAGTCGAATCAAATGTTGCATCCCCAAATGTCTTACCCTGTTTTCCAAGGTCATCCAACTGTGATTTTAATGCGTTGATTTTTCCCTGCATCGAATCAATGTCTACCGGGATTTGTACTGGTTTAACCAACTGGTTTTTGTAATCTTTTAATTCCTGGTTGGCTTTTTGAAATGCTTTATATGTAGAATCAAAAGTTTCATCTCCAAATGTTTTCCCGCGGTCTTTAAGCCGTTGCAAATCAAATGCCAGTTTATCAATCTGTCCTTCAAGGGTCGATATATCCAATGGGAGCGCATTGGGTGTAGGGCTTATTAATTCTTTTTTATAATCTTTAAGAGCTTGTTGTACTTTCTGCAACTTTAAATATATATTGTCATATTCTTCATCGCCAAAGTATAGGCCCTTGCCTTCCAAATCTTTGAGATTTTTTTTTAAGGTTTCAATTTCTCTTCGGAATTCGTTGTTTGATTTAGTTGCTGCTTCCATGTTGGAAACATAATTATCAACATAATCTTGAACACTTTTATCATACGAACCAATTGCATCCGCAGACTTTCTAAGAGTGTTTTCTATATCTTTGGCTCCAATTTCAACACCATCAGTATTGAATTTTGTATCAATAATCACGCTTCCGTCTGCTGCCAAAAATATCACCTCACTTTAGCAACTCTGCAAAATAATCAAATTCTTCTTTAGATTTGTCAGTGGATTTTTCAAGTTCACATAGCTTTTTATTGTTCTGTAAAAACTCCTGCTCCCACTTTTCTAAGCGCTTCCCTTTTGACAGTTTTTGCCGGATAGAAAGGACCTGAGAAAACAATCCGTCCCCAATTTCCATGAACCATCCGTAGAAAGTCCACCAATGGATTATCTGGAATCCGCGTGTTTCAAACCCTGCAATCCTGTTAACCGCCGGGAAAATAATTCCTGCGTCCTGTTCCCAGTCAATTACACGCGGTAATGGAATATCTTCATGAACCACACCACAGTCGATAAACCATAATGCTTTTTCTGCCGCTTCTGTTAAATCCTGCGGAGGCGGAATAACGGGCCAGTAAAGAATTTCAAGCATTGCTTGTGTTTTCTCTGGGTCAGATAATTCTTCATCTGCAAAGGCTGATAAAATATCTAATATTGCCCGGAAGTCCTCACGAATTTCATAATTTACCCCATTAACAGAGAGAGAATATGGGAGGGACCACGCTGCACTCATTTAACAGGAAATGGGTATTTTCCTGGACCGGCATTATACTGTTGTGTATATTTCCCGGCCTTGCTTTCCATTTCCGTAAAATTTTTACCAGTTTCCTGCTCTATGATTTTTTTAACACTTTCGAGTATTACCAGCGCCCAGGGGTCGCCGGTTTCCATTGGTGTGAATGGGCTGGCGATTTTGAAGAAGCCAGAAGTGTCCGCATTAAATAGATAATCAAATTTATCCTGAAGAGACTTGGCATATTTATTGATTATCTCTAATGACAGTTCATCTTCCTTTTTGCTATCAAGAGTCTCTTTTAATTCCATCCACATATCCTCGAATGCTTTATACACATTCTGCTGCCGCTCAAATATGTCAAGGTCGGTCGGAACAAACTTTAAAGTTGCCAGCACATCACCATGCTGGTCCGTGAAATCGTAGTATTTAACCGGGCTTTCAATACTTACCGGAATGTTAGACATGATTTAATCTCCTTATTCAGACAATGAAGCAGGGCTTGCTCCATCAGCTGTAAAAGCCATTGTTGTAGGGTCTACAGCGCCAAGAGTCCTATCGCCTACATAATGCACCGTATGAGCTGCGGAAACGCCTTTCAGTCCTCCTGCAAAGTCTCCCAACTCAACAACACCCTCCTGCACCCATGCACGCATCTTTCCCGTGCTGTCGGTTTTGTATCGCTTTACACAAAGATATTTCAGCCGCAAATCTGACAGAGTTGCCCTTTCTTCCATGAGCGTATCTATCTTTTGCGCATATTTACTTTCGCCTGATACATTGGTCGGGTCCACTGTCATGCTTTCCGCATATCCGGTGATATCATAGTTATTATTTCCAAGCACATCCTGGCTTTCTTCCGTCTCTGGATTCATCGAAATCGGCATATCCTCAACGCCTTTTCCAATAATTTCAAGTTTATCTTTTGCGATATTTGTGGTGCTTCCATCAGTTATCCAAAAGACCATAAAGTCTTTTCTTTTTGCCTCTCCATCGGCATAAGTCCACGTTGCCACTGTTTTTCTCCTTTCAAATAAAAATAGAGCCATCACACAAGGCTCTGCGTCTTAGCGTCTGGCTCTACCATCTTTCAAAATCATATGTATATTCTATAGATACTGGAAGTATCCAGTCCTGCACGCCACTTTCCTGCGGTTCCAGTCCGTATGAGTTATCACGGGTAACTTTGGTTATCTTTCTTCCCTGAGATAATGTGGGATAATTTGATAATCGTTGCTCACTCCCATCAATCACAACCGGCTCGCGACATAGCCACTTCCCGAACGTATCAAGAAATTCCTGTATGCTCATCTTCTGCCGCTCTTTTGTGGAGGATGTACGGTATATAATATAGAAGGGATACTGGCAGGTCTGTCGCACTCCGCCCAGTACATCCTCAGTCTCAGAAAAGATTAAGGCTCCATTATCTGCCGAAAATGCAATCCCACTATCCTCACCCAATTCTTCAAATTTAACAGTTTCATTTTCATACAAGCCAGGGAATTGATTGAGCAAAGCCTTTACAGCGATTGTCAGCACATCATATCCGCTTGCGTCTTTTCCTATTGGTTTTCGTTCATCACCCACGCTTTCCACCTCCAGCCGTTTTCTTGGCTTGCTTTATCCATGATTTACCGTCTGCTTGTTTGGCTGCATCAAACCATTTAGCCTGTGCCTTAGGATGCGCTGTTTTGGTATACTGTAAATCCTCTTTTGCTTTGGTTTTTCCTCCATATTGGCTTACCAATACCTTTTTAGTACCCTTTGTAGCCCAGGTACTACCAGTAACAGCGCTAACCATAGTTTTACCCCGGTATAAAAAAAGACCAGCAGGGCCATATGCGGCATATACTTTTCCGCTCCCTTGTACTGCGGCGCTCGCTGCTCTGGTAACATCCACAAAATCGCCTGTGACCATCGGCATAAAAGGGACCATACTATTCATCACATTTCCATCAAGTTGATACTGCGCGCGCTGGAATTGCTTATCAAACCGGGTTAAATTAAGCTTGATTTTGATATCACCATCAACAATAGAGAATCCTTTAAAATGTGTTATTTTACTTGCCATATTATTTCCCCAATATTTCAAAGTGAGGAATCACAGAGTATGGACCCCCAACAGAAGATACCAAATATACGAAGTCGTACCGGTTGTTCATATAAGCATAAAACCCACCACGATAATCTTCATCATTGACCGGGCCGCTATTCCATCCCCCTTCCCAGAAAAAACAATCATCCGATGCTTCAAAAGTAATGGTATCGTCCAACAAGTCATTTACCTGTCTCCTCCACTCCTTTGGAGGAAGCCACGGCAATTCTTTACCGTCAGCATCACGGATTATTTGTTTACCATCCTGTAATTCATAAGCTATGTGTAATTCGGCATTATCCGTGCTGTCTGGCCCATACTTTTTTAGTATTGCGCCCTTGTCGGTATTAAGGTCAACGCCAGATAATACATGGGGATACCAAATACCAATGCCAGTTGTGGATGATTCATAGTAATTAAAAACTGTCACCGTGGCATTGTACATAAGGTATCCCCTCCATTATTTATTCATCTGCTTATACACCTGGTTAACTCCCGTAGCCGTAAGGCCAGACATAGCGCCAACTGCTACAGCCGTGATGTAGTCCGATGCCGGGAAGTCTGGTATAGTTCCCATACCAAGCGCGCCAAGAACACCACCCATAACAGCCATAATGACCGGAATCCATTCGTCCGGTATCTTCTTTGACGCTTTGCATCCAAGACCAACCACATAGCTCAGAGCCACAATAGCTACACATGTTCCCAATGTCGTAATATCCATATCTACCCCATTCCGGCGTACAGCAATGGAACGCCATTATTATCTCTTACTCCCATCAGATACACATTTGCAGTATCATACAGGAGTTTATTGGTTGCCTGTTCATCCCCTGCCGCAGAGTATACAGTACTCCAGGCTTTAGCTCCGTTAGCTATTTCAGACGGGGATGCATAGCTGATTGATTCGGAACCGGATGACTTTGACGTGATAACGCCTGTGGTTGCGCCGCCGGTCCCGCTGGTTATACTTCCAGCGGCGGCAGATAGTGCCTGTTTTTCTGCCAGTTCCAAACCATACAGTTTATCAGCTACGGCACATACGGCTTTCTTGATTTTGGTTTGCTCTCGTTCATTATCTGGTAGGCCGTCAACCAATCTGTTAAATGTTATTTTGTCAAGAAAGTCGCTTGACCGTTCTGCTTGCTTATCAAATGATTGGGAATCCGGTATGGCACTGCCGTAGTATTTTGTTATGTAAAACTCATAGTCTGCATATGCCATGCCGGATTCTCCTTTCTTTAAGAGCGAGACGTTACATCGTCATTTCCAGATTTCAACGCCTTATAGGTATTGTCACACTCAACTACTGTGATATGATTCCCGGTCGTTGCCTTGATATCAGATTTACCGTCCCATGCTGTCCACGTCTTTACATTCTGACCATATTTCACTTCTGGAGCGGAATCAGCTGCCACTTTGTACTTGTACATGTGTCCTGTTTCGAGGGGAGGTTCAACGGTTAATTTTGTGTTTCCCGATGTGCTTCCGGCCGAAGAAGTTACCGTCAGTGTTCCAAGAACGGGATTATCAGTAATATCAACAACTGCGATTCCGTCAATATATTCTGCAAACAAGGTAAGTCCCATGATTGCAAATGCTTCGGAAACAGCGGTATTGTAATTACCCTGGGTATGGAATCCGATAAGGTTTGTATCCCCGTCACCAGTCGTATACACCAGACCGGCACGTGCAAAATCACTTTCGTTTGGGTCTACATAGTACATTACAATGTTTTCCACTGGTGTAGCTATTACTTTTCCACTTTCTATTTCAGAATCAGATAGCAGAAAGATTGTATTGAATCCCATGAAATCTTTAAGATACTGGAAACCAAACTGATTCTGCACAGTGATTTCAGCGGCACCCAGGTACTGATATACATCCAGAATATTCACAAATCCAACCACCCCCGTAACATTACGGTGCATCTGTTTGAATTTGTTTTCTACCATTCCTTTTGCCATAGCAAGGGCCATCTGGAATGTAGTTTCCGTTCCAGTAAGTGTGCCTGTGTTCAGATATGTATAGAATCGCCCTGTTACATTCGACTGAAGCTGAAACAAAAATTCATCGTCTGTCATTTGCACAGCATTTTCATATCCGTGGTCTTTGATTGCCTCGATGGAAACGGCTTTCGCATATTTTTCGATAGTCATTTCTGCGTATTCCTTTTCCTTAACTACGAATTTGCTGTAAGGGATGTCCTCTCCTTCTCCTACTTTTCCGTTTTCCAGCGTTCCCTCGGCGTACTTGCTTTTCAGCGTAGCGCCGGGTTGCTTTTTAATCGGGCGCATAATGCCCAGAATATCCCGCAGGTGCTGCCAGTTTCTTTCAAACCGGGTAACAAAATCCAATTCCCGAGCCGTTACATGAATATCTTCTGTTGTAATCAAGTTAGCTTTCGCTGACATTTTTACTCTCCTTTACCAAATAAATGAATGTTCGCAGCAATAGCGGACTGCCGCTCGGAGGCATCCTTAATCCCCATAATCTGGTCTTTCGTTATTCCTCCGCTCTGATTCTGCCTCTGGAAAGGCTGTGTAAACCGCGCTGCATTCTGCTGTGCTTTTTGTTGTCCCTCATCAATAAACGCCGAAGCATCTTTCTCTTTCATCTGAGAAATAAGGTCATTTAAGCCCAATATTTTCCCATCTTTCAATTTCAATCCGGCCTCTTTCACTTCTGCCATGATTGCCCGTTTTGCTGCCTCACTGGAAAATTTAATTCCTTCAAATTCTGTTTTTAGTGCGTCCGCAAAATCACGCTCATAAATCTGTTCCTGGGCTTTTTTTTCGGCTTCTGTAGCCTTCTGTTTCCAGTCAGACAACTCTTTCTGCATCGTCTCCAGGTCAACCCCTTCAAAGCCTTTAAGCGTTGTTTCTGCCGCTTCTGCTTTTTCTTTCCAGGTATCCCGGTCCGCGCTCAGATTGTCGTTTTCTTTCTGTAACTTTTTGAGGTCTTTCCCGTTTTCAGCCATGACAAAAGATATCTGTTCCTCTGTCAATCCCTGTGCTTTTAATTCTTCGGTTTTCATTGATGATTCTCCTTTTCCGTTATTAGGTTATTTGTAGGTGTGTAACCGTCCACCAACGGTTTGCCATTTTGTAGGACTTGGCGTGTCCAAAACTGAGGATGCTGGATTTGAACCAGCGTAAAGAGTGTTCCTTCTTTGCCGGGGTCAAAACCCGGTGCCTTAACCGCTTGGCGAATCCTCATGATGCAGTTCCTGCTTAGATTGTCACACTGCGAATTTCAGTCCCGTGTCCTAGTCCCTGGAACTATCGCAGTAGTTTTCAGCAGGCATTGTCATTTTCTGTGAGGCATTCTGCGTGCTCTCACATCATCCGGGAGCGACCCGACTACATCGGGAAAAGAGGAATCGAACCTCTGACACACAGCTTATAAGGCTGCTGCTCTACCAACTGAGCTATTTCCCGATTGCATTTCTTGAAAACTCCTCGTCACGCCTTTTTGCGCCGCATATGTACTCTGAAATGCTGTCAGCCCGCCGATATCCCACCAAAACAATGCCGTATCATTTTTCAGTTTCGTCCAGGTCATAACTGACAAGTTTTTTCTATCTCCATTACGGGAGGAGGATAGCCTTTAGAAGGAATGCACATGCCGGAAATTGCATCCGCTTTTCAACCTCCAGGCTGTTCACGCTATGCGCTAGAACCTGTTTCTTTTAAGGACATGTGCTATAGGAGGGAGGTCAATATAAAGAAAGAGCCAAACAAACTCTTGCATCTGTTTGGCTCTGCGTCTGGCGTCTGGCTCTAAAGTTATGTTGCAGGTGATAAACCATTTTTTCCTATATCACTTGCTATTCCTTTTTCGATATTCATTATGAATGTATTCTTGCATACAGGGCAAAATACGGGAAGGTTTTTAGCAACCGTATCTGGTCGTATTTTAGTCCGAGTTTTATTGTTACATATAGGGCAGTACACCCAACTGTCTTTTACCATGTTTTCACCCTTTCTGCTTATTCCTACTCCTATTTTACCGTATTAGAAAAAAATAATCGTCCCCACATTTTGTAAGGTTAGATATCCCCTCTCATTATACCAGATTATTTTACTCTTCGTATCCCCACATTTTAACTATGTACTAATTGATTGTTTCTCGTTCTTATGATATAATATTGAATATAGAAAGGGGTTATTTAATGACAAAAAGAATTGATTTAACAGGTCAAAAGTTTGGAATGTGGACGGTGTTGGAATATCTGGGAAATTTGTATTATCTATGCCGTTGCGATTGCGGAACGACACGAAAAATCTATACCGGAAATTTGCGTAACGGAAAAACAAAATCTTGCGGATGTGCCAATAAAGATGATTTTATAGGTAAGAAAATCGGAAAATTAACTGTACTGCGAAAGCTTCCGAAAACAAAATCATATACGCAATATGAATGCCAATGCGATTGCGGGAAAATATTTGTTACCAGTGATAATACTTTAAAATCCAAATACAACAAGTCATGCCCCGATTGCCGAAAATCAAGAGTAGAGGACATTTCAGGAAAGCGATTTGGAAGATTGGTCGCTATTCGATATGCCGGAAAAAGCAAGGGAAATCAAACTTTATGGGAATGTAAATGTGATTGCGGGAATATAAGTATTGTTCATCAACAAGATTTGACAACCGGGCATACTAAATCGTGTGGATGTTATAGCAGAGAGTCCATAATACAAAGAAATAAAACTCATGGAGATACCAAAACCAGGATTTATAGAATATGGAGCGATATGTTGTTTCGCTGTAGCAGTGTAAAACATGATTCGTACTATTTATATGGTGGAAAAGGGATTTCTGTATGTGACGAATGGAAAGATTACAATAACTTCAAAAAATGGGCTTTAGAAAACGGGTATTCAGATAACTTATCCATTGATAGGATAGATAGTTCAAAAAATTATGAACCTTCAAATTGTAGATGGGCTACAATTATTGAGCAGAACAATAATACAAACAGAAATTTGATGTTTGAAATAGACGGAACAACGAAATCTCTTGCGGAATGGTGTAGAGAATACAATGCTTCTTATGCAAGAGTACATAGTCGCATATATAGCGGGTGGAACATTATAGATGCTTTGACACGTCCTGTACAAATTCATCATAAAAAGGCAGGAAATTAATCCTGCCTTTTGTATTACATCATGTTGCGCAGTTTGTCTATATAGCGCTTCATGACCTCCCTTTCCTCTCTGCATTCGGCATCGGCACTCATTTCCCCGATTTCATTTGCTAAAGCGTCCATATGCTCTTCTAGGGCTGCAAGCATGCGACGCTTGCAATCTTCATCTTTTCCACCACTTCTGTAGCTCTGCTTCTGATTCATGTAGTCATCATAGGCCGGTCCAGTGGCGCGACTGTAGTGTCCTCTGACATAATGTTTCCCGCGTGTGCCGCGATAAGAACTGTCACTATCATAGTCCTGCGACATTCCATCAGCACGGCTATAACGTCCCATGCTGTCGCGCTTGCGACGCGCTTCGCTGTATTCTCCGCCGTCCATTTCGTCCATTACCTGATTGTAGTACTCTTCTTTGCACTTCCAGTACTCCACATTCTCCATGTCTTTCCACATGTCTATCAGTTTGTATGCGGTTTCAAGGTTGCTAGTGTTCAGGCCCTTTTCCGCAATCTTATCCAGCTCTTCGTGGATATTCTGCATCATCTTATAACTCATAGCCTTACCCCCTTAACCTATTCTGCTAACAACAAGGTTAGCGTCTGATACTGTCGCCGCTGTGGCTCCAACGTTTTTTACCGATAAGGTAGCACAACATGGTTTGCACACCCTTACTTCTACAGTTGCTGCTCCATTGATTGTTGCTCCGGCTGCAACTGTGTTCTGGATTCTTGCGCCGGGAATACCTTCGCCGTCCTGCTGTATTTCAAAAATTACATCTCCTGCTGCGGCTGCGGAAAAGTTTCCGTTAAAGCCTACACGGTACAGGCCAGGAAGTAAAACCACTCTCCCAGAAAGTGGCTCGTGCCTTATATTTGGGCAATTACAGGAATATACCCGGTTTGCTGCAAACAGTACACTTCCATTGACTTCAACAGTCTGTGTGCCAGCAGTTACAAAATCTGCCATAATAAAATCCTCCTTATATGCACAGAAGGGCAAGCCTGTGCCTACCCCTCTATGTGTGTAATACTACTATTCAGTAGACATGTCCTTTTCGGACAAGATACGCAATATACGGTTGTTTTGGTTGATAATCTTCTCCATGTATTCCTTATTTTGCTGTCGCAACGCTTCTAATATATCACTATTAGAAACGTCACCAACGAGTAAAAGCAAATCTATCATTTGCAATGCAGTTGCATATAGAGCAAGATTATCGTAAAACTGTTCGTTTCTCATTAGCACCCGCATCCAGTATTGCATCCACAACCACAGTTAGATGCATATGGATATGGCGCTGGAACCGTATAAGCCGGTACAGGCTGCGGCTGACGAAGCTGTGCAACGATGGTGTTACCAACTGCATCAATAAAGCCGTTCTGGGCAGTCTGGCTTGCCTGGAACCTAAGAGTCTGATTTTCTGCCTGGAGGCTGGAAATTTTGTCCTGGGTCAAGAAGTCAAGGATAGCCCTGGTGTTGCTGTTGTTGTTATCCAGTAAATCCCTTGTTGCGTTCTGGATTGTATTTCTGGTATCACATGACTGTGTAGCCAGATTGTAGTTTACGCCGTCAATTGCGCGCTGTGTCTGGCAGCAGCAATCCTGGAGCTGATATCCCATCTGGCATAAGCTGCGGTCAACACCGTTGAATCCGCTGGTGATAGTGTTGTTCAGCGCGTATGTGCTGTCACAGATACCCTGCTGGATACCCCTAATTCCGTTTTCTATACCGTTCAAAGCAAAGCCCTCATTGATATCTGCTCTGGTAGCAAGACCCTGGAGTCCCGCGCCATTTGCACCGTTGCCGCCGAAGCCATTGCCCCAGCCTCCCCCGGCGAACAGGAAGAGAACGATAATCCAAATCCAATCTCCCCACATACCGTCACCATTTCTGTTATTTCCGTTTCCTGTAGCGGCTGCAATGTCCGCTAAAGAGTAACCACTTTCCATAAATATTTACTCCTTTAAATTTATTTACAAAATCATGCGCATTGATTTATGTACTATTTTTTCATGCCTCCAAGCATCTGCTGAAACTGCTGTGCCATCTGCTGGGCTTGGTCTAACTGTTGCTGGGTAATCTGCCCGGACTGTAGCATTTTCTGCACTTCTTCCTGGGGATTCCCCTTGAAGTTGTTCTTAAATTCCATAAACTTCTGAATCATCTGCATTGGGTTGTTTCCCCCACCCATTCCAGGCATCATGCCGCCCATTGGTGAGCCGCCGCCCAACATGCTAAATAATGGATTCATATATTATTTCCCCTTTCCGCTTGGCGCTGTGCTGGATTCTAAAAGGCCATATAATTCATCATATTTTGCCTTTAAATCCTGATACTCGTTTCTGGTAACATACTTTTCATCCAGATTTTCAGCCGGTGCAGATTCCTTTTTCTGACCATTTACAATCTCTTTATATTCAAAAGTGCGGAGTGTTGGCATCCCTGCCGCATCGGTTGTCTTAATATAAAAATACTCATTTTCACTGTCCATCAGCAATATAGATGTGCTGGGCGCTACTAAATACGACTTTGCCCCGGCCTCACCCTGCACCCATAATATTCCCTGATTGGTCTGCGGGACCTGTGGTACCTGCGTCTGTTGCGGCATCTGGTATGGTGCCTGTAGCTGCTGCAATCGGTCCATAGGTGGTTGTATCTGTGGTTGATATGGGTATGCATTTGGATATGTATTCAGATAGTTTGGATTGATAAATGGTTGCGGCATTATATCCCCTCCGTTCTTTTATAATCCAATTATCCCATAAAAAATAAGCCTCTGACAGTTCGTCAAAGACTTATAAAAGTATCATGCAAGTATCAGCATACTCTAATTATTTTATTGTTGACTTTTCGGCTCAATCTCTTGGCTGTAGACACACTGACATTCATTTGTTCTGCACATTGTTCCAGTGGCATGTTCTGTGCACGTAATTCAAATAGCTGCCGCTCATCATTTGTGAAATTGCAGTATGTACGGAAATAGTTTAACTCTGGCACCGTAAAGTCATATACTTTCAAAAACACACCTCTTATTATTTCTGCGCAAGATACAAAATAAGTTTTTCTCTCGTTTTTTTTAACTGTTCAAGGTTACTTCCAGGCCCCGCAATTTGGCTATCAAGCATCGTTAGCAGTACTTCAAGAATTAGCGAATCTCTTTCGGCATACTTCTTCATGACATCATAATCTCGTCTATCATGTTCCTCTAATATCTCTACACGCTTATTCATTTTAATAGCAGGAGATATCCATTTATGTATTACAGCAAACCCACCACCTAAAACAGATATCGCTCCAAATATTGCCAAAACCGTTTTTCCAAACTCCATTATGTCCATGTTATCGCCTTTCCCAGTAGTATATTGGTATTTCCTGCCCGCTGTCCCATGTGTCCCAGTAATAACCGTCCTGCACACACACCACATGCCCTGTAATTGCTAAAATGTATGTTCCCATAGGATTATCCTGACAAAAGTTCTCGACCGTGTATACATCTTTTCCGTGGTCATCCACTATGTACCGCTTAAACCCATTTTGACGTAGGTATGCACCCCACACATGATTGGCTGATGGCATATCAGATAGAGCACACGCACATACAGTCACTCCAGCAAATACCGTTTCCCAGTCGCTGTCAAGGGCTTTTGTTATAGCCCGGATGGGGCAATCCCCCACACGCTGATTGCGTGGATTAGGATTGAATAGTTTCCATCTGCTCATTCTTCTTTTCCTTTCGCATTCTGATACCTCCGCGCTGCTCCCCTGGCCTTTGCCGCCTGCTCCCGGTTCCATCTGGCAATCTGTAGCCGTTCTTGCTGGGTGCGTAAGTCGTTTTCTTTACAAAATTCGTTATATGCCTTATTCTGCCGCTGTAACAGATACGACTTGCGGTCAAGGTCTAACTGCATTTCAAATTTAACTGATTCGTCCTTGCATTTATCCACGGCCTCCTGCATCCCCATGACCTCGCGTTTTGTCTTTCTGATGCGCCGTTCAAGCGTCCGCTGCCGCTTCTCCAGCTGCTCAACCTTGTAATTGTCTGCGGTTTGGATGTCTTTGTATGGATTGTTTACCCCATCACCGCTTCCGAAGGAGTGACGGCAGTTCCATCCACATAACCCTTCACCTGTTCCGTATCCAGTCTGGGAAAATGGAGGAAAGCGCTTATCCTTTCCGGTCCTGCTGTAAAACTGCCCTTGCCACCATAAATGATTTCCTGGATTCTGCCCTCCATCCCCGGTTCTGGCCCCGATGTGCGCCGACACCAGTATGATATCCCAGTCCATTTCTTCCATACGCTTAATAGAGATATCGCCTGTAGCCTGGGCTACTCCGGTACGTACTGCGCGCGCTGTGGCAGTTTCTATGGTATCTTTGTGGCCCGAAGGATATTGTACTATTACTCCACCTGATACCACATTATTAACTGCCTCTTTGACAGCCTGTGTGTACGATACAGCCCCAGAAGATACAAGGTGGTATGCATTATCACATTCGTTTATAAAAAGCCTTTGTGCGGCTTCTGCTGTGGTCCTAGTATAGTTTTCCCACTCTCCCATTGTTGCATCCATGTTTCGTTCCATCAGTCGGATAAGCTGCGGAGATTGAGTAAGAGGAATTGGAGATAAACCAGCAGCTTCATATATTTTATGGTCATATTCCAGGGCCTTGATTCCAGCTTCTTCCATTGCGGCCTTGATTTCTTTTTCCTGTCGATTAGTGATTTTGGATAACTCTGCCGTTATGTCCTTCAGCAGATATCCTGCATCCCGCAATATCTGTATTCGCCATCGGTCAGAGGAGGTGAGCAGGTAATCATCGCCGCGGCCTATGCGTATCATCATGCGGTCTATTATCTGACGGATAATGTATGTGTGAAGCTGTGAGGCTATTTCTTCGCTTCCTTCTGCGATTCTTGCAAGGTAATCAGGGCTTAACATTTACTCTTCCTTCTTTCCCTTATGTCTAATCGACCATTCAAATACTTTCGGGGCAAATGGACCAAGTGGTATATTGAATACTATCCAAATTAATAAGCTTCTCAATTTATTCCTCCTCAAACATCCTAGGTCCATCCTTCGGCTGTGCTTCCTTTACCATAGCTTTTGCATCTTCTTCAGATAATCCCTCAAACTTCTGGAAATACATCCAGGCCGGCACCTTTCCTTGCACAACATACTGCCACCATCTTGCCCGGTCCTCTTCACGGTTGTATGTAATGTCCCCAAAATCATATGTTATTTCGTAGTTTCCGGCTGGTGCCAGTCCGTACAGGTCAGCATATACATTGAGCGCATATATTGCGCCATCAAGGCAACTTTCCAATTTGTCGCGCACATCCTTGATTAACTGGATAGTGCGGCGGTCATCAGCTTCTACTTGTGTTGCTGTGACCATACCTGTTTTTTCATCAAGCACAAAATATCCGTTGGAATATCCACACTTAAATCCCAGGAAAGAAAGTAAGTTATTAATTCCGGTTATTCTGGTATCAGTATTTAATGATGGATTAATCTCATGGTAAAATTCCCCATTACTATTTCCAAATACATTTCTTACATAATGTGGTAATTTAACTTTATTTACTCCTGGACGTTTTAAATTAGTTCCATCACCAAGCATTAATTGGTCATCAATTAATATGATTTTCTCACTGTCAAATATTTCACCTACATTCCGGCTATATGCCACATCAAGGTCCTTTAATTCCTCTATGGCCTCGGCATATATTGGCAATCCTAAAGGTGATGAAATATCCAAATTATTAGCCTGTGGAGTGCGTAGTATGCCAAACATGGGACCATCGATTTTCTCATTATTTGCTTTAAGTATAGGTGGGGTCTCTGGAAGTAAATCGGACCACTTAGTCCTATTTAATGTTATCGGGTCCCCCACACTTTTTGCGGAGTGAGACACATAGGCTCTATTGGATATGTAATATGGGTAATAGGTGTTTTCTCCATCCTTGACCTCGACAAACCTATGATACTCAAATCGGGTATAATACTTGTCGTTCTCGCTGTAGCTATCCTTAAATACGATTCCATATATACCTTCATTGTCGCAGTCTGTAATGATAAAATCCATAGGTGTGAATATGTCCAGTCCCTTTCCATTGGGCTTAAGGATGATTGTGCCGTAGGCCATACCATACTCTACCCAGTGGCGAATCTGGAAATATATCTTGTCAATCTGCTCCTGGAGCCATGCCGCCCGCGCGCTCCCATCAATCTGTATTCCGATTGCCAGGGTAGCAAGCCGGGCCGTCTCTGAACAGATAGCCTTTGCAAAATTGATTGTCTTAACGTTATCGTCAGCATTCACCCAATAGGGAGTACCCCGGTAGATATTGGCGCACTCTGCAATCTTGCTTTCCATCTCCGGGGATACCACTGACTCAACGTTAAAATCTTCCTCTGCCTGTCGCTTGAATATCATTCCTATCACCTTTTTAGCCCATTTTATTAGTCCCATTTACTCACCTGTATTTTGCACAATTTTCAATATAGCTTAAAGGCAACAATACCAATTGTTCCTTTAATATCTGTCTCTGCAATCCTTTAGGTGTATAGACGCAGTTTGATGTTAGTTCATTTATTCCTTGGCGTATAACACATTCTTCTGTGTATGAATGACCAGGGGAAATATCAACATACTTTTTTAGAAATTGTCCTATTCGCTTTTTGCTATATTCTGTCATGCGCTGTTCCCCCTTCTCATTGATAATTGGCTTATGGCATAGCACCCCAGTATTTCACTTCTCCCTTTCTTCGTGCCTCGGCAGCTTCTTCTGCTGTATCATATCTCCCCAAATCCATACGTCTGCTATTAACGTATATCAAAGCTCGATATTTTCCCCTATCTGCCTCATAATGTACGCCATTATACCCGGTTCTATTCGTCCTCTGTTTTCGCTTGTTTCTGGCCTGTTCTGTTTCCGTAGCCCAATGACAGTTTTCAGGGCAATAATCTCCGTTTGTATCTTTTCTGTCAATGCTCAAATTATCAGTATATCCATTTTGCAAGGCCCATTGAATAAATTCCATTGAGTTGTTATTCCATCCCTCACAGACCTTTATTCCTCTACCACCATAATTATCATAATCCTTGTCATTCGGGTTATTGCATCTCTGACGGATACCCTGCCATATTTTATATATCCTTGGATAATTTTTCTTTGCCCCACTACGCACTGTGTCCCCTTCTCATAGCCATAGGAGAAATGCTATACCGTAAGGCATCTATCCAGTGGTCATTTCCGTCTGGATAATCTGCAATCACTTCTCCGTTGCTATCAATCTCATGCTCATACTCTATAATCTCTTTGTATGCCCTTGGCGTTCTGGCTGGGTCTATGACGATTGTACGACACTGTAGCCATTCATACGTATATTTCCTACTCCCAGGCGTTACAATAGCACTACGGGCTGGAATACCAGCGTCACGAAGGTCAACAATACTTTCCTTCTCGTCCACTCCACACATAAGAGTATAATCATCGTATCCTTTTTCCTGTATCATGCGAGCCATATCAGAGTTTCTAATCTTGCACCCGCCTAATTCATCTAATAACACAATTTTTTCTTTATTTGCTACATAGGCTGCCCGAATAAATGCTTTAGGGTCAGGCCACCACCCAAAATCCTGACCTTGATATATAGATTGATAGCTCTGTATTTCTTCATCCGTGATTGTTCTAATCTCCAGCATATCAAATATATTTGTGCCAAGCCCAACCGGCAAACCTAAATACTCATGATTATATGCCCGCTCATTGGTGGCTTTAAGATGTTCAGCACGCTCAATAAACATTTCTCCCAGCCATTCAATCGACACAGAACGGTAATCGCTTTTATGCCTATACGCGCTATCGTCTGGAGTATTCACATACTGATTAGCCCAGTTGCTTTGACTGATAGGCGGGTTGAAGGATTTAAATACAACAAACTTGCTGCCACCACGCAATACTGACTGCTCAACAGTTCGTATTTCTTCCGGTCCTGCAAATTCGTCCAGTTCCTCGAACCATAGATATTTAAAGTATCCTTTACTGGCTTTTATAGATTTTGTTTTCTTTGCCTTGTCAAGTCCACGGAATATTATTTTTTGTCCTGTCGGCTTATAAACAAATCGGTATGGACTTGTACGGGATTCCCATAAGTCTGTTACACCCAATGCATCTATGGCCCACTGTATCTGCTCAAAGACTGATTCTCCAATGGTTACGGCATATTTACGGAATATAACAGCATTGGCCTCTGGGTCGTCCATCATACCTAGCACAATCTCCGCTGATATAAAAGAGGACTTCGCGGAACCTCGCCCGCCGTACAGGTCGTAATATGAATGATTACCGTCCAGAATATCCCAGTGAACGTCATAGAAGGATGGTGCGATTACGTCAGTCAGTTTAACAATTTCACCCACACTCTTTGTTCTACCTTTCTTCCTTTGGTATATCATTCAAAATAGTAATACCCTCTGTGTTATCTCCCCTTTTAGTGTTATCCATAAACTTATCAACCACAATTCCCATAGCTGTTGCAATTTGTGAAATAGTAGCGTTTTCTAATTTCTTTGGGTCTGCTAACTTCTTTAAATATTCATCAATGATTCCCTGCGCCTGTTCTTTTCGGGAATCCATATAAGCTAACATGTCCGCTGTGTTCTGTTCCTTTTTTTGTTTGCATTTTTGTGCAATATCTGCATTTTGTGTGCATATTTTTTTGACTGTGTTCAGCGCCACTCCAAATCTCTTTGCTGTAGCATTGTAGCTTCCAGTCTCTACATAATCAGCAATAATATCTTTTTTCTGCTTATCCGTCAGTCTGGAAGCCACAATCACCACCCCTTATTCTTTGTGCTTCACACGGTATAATAGTCCTATACTAATTTTACCATGTTCGGGTCGGTCAAACCGTCCCCACATTTAAGCGTATCCATTGTTTCTACTTAATTCCACCCTTTGCCTTATCGTTATTGTGAATACTTGACTGTACCAAATATCTGTGCTTTATGCGCTTCTGCCCTAAGACAACTTTTTGTTTCGTGACAGTACAGCCTGCATTCATCTTCATAACAATCAGCAAATGTATCAAAGGTTTTTTCTGTTTCAACCGTTTTGATTAAATTTGTTTCTTTACGATATGGGCATTTCATTTTTTTATTTCCTCCATTTTCTCCGCAATGTTTTCAAGCATTACCATATCTTCACCGGTTAATTTATTACTGGCTTCTATAACCAACCTTAAGGCATATAAAAACTCTGTTACCCGTATAGTGCTATTAGTATTAATCATCCTTTCCACCTCCCAAACAATGTCATTAACCGCCTATATTCATCCAGCGTTTTTCTTTGATATCCGTAAAAATCATCCCGCTTAATTGGTATATTCTTTCGCTTGCTCAGCTTGTCATATCCGATATTACTAACAAGGCTTTCGTATATCTCCACCTCCAGGCCAGGAGCGGATGATATGGCGCACTGGAACAATGTAAGCTTATCTTCTACGCTGGCGGTCTGGCAGTATTCTTTTATGCGTTTGGCTTCATCCTCCGTAATTCCATAATCACTATAGTTCTTGTCCCTGGTCCTCATAGCCCTCCTTCCTACACATTAACCCTTTCCCTTATTGAACGAAGAGTACGCGGGTTAGACTGTGCATAATAACGTGCCGTAACTCCTGGGTCAGCATGTCCCATAATTTCCTGTATGGTCCCAATATCAACTCCTCTGTTTTTTAGATTCATCCCCAGCGTCTTTCGTGACTTATGCGGATATACCCGACATGTTAAGCCGGCTCTTTTCCTTATGGTTTTCAATATCGCCCGAAATCCACAAGTAGTCATTTTTCCATACGGTTTTCTGGAGCGCGGGAACATATATAGGCAATCATCTTTCCTGCTGTCCAAATACAGGCCATAATAATGCCGCGCATCATCATCCAGATAGATAGTCCGATATCTTCCGCTTTTCTCTCCCTGAATCCAAATATCGCCGGTTCCCATGTCTATCTGGTTCAGAGTTATTTCCGCAATCTCCCCTATCCTGGCCCCCGTACTGCGCAACACCTCCAGCAATGCCCTCTCTCGGATATTTTTGCACGCATCCCTTAACCTTGCTGATTCTTCTGGACTGTAGTAATCAATCGGTTTAATTGGTACTTTCTTTGCTGGTATAGACTCTACCGGATTATCTGCAATAAGCTTTTCAAGGCGCATCCATGTAAAGAATGCCGACAGAAAACGGCGCTCGTTATTATAGGTACTGGGCTGATTTTTCTTTCCTCCACTGGACACATTTCTGATTTCATACCGCGATAAATACCAATCAATATCAGTGGTGTCCATCTGGTCCAGTGATTTTGTGCTTATCTCTGTCAGCAATCTTCGTATGGAATTAAGATAGTTTTCTTTGGTTCCTCGTGCCAAATCACGCTTTTTTATCAAGAATAACTGTATTATGTACTGATTACTCTGGCTTATATCATCCTTTCTTTCTGCTGGAAGTGTAGTTATTTCCTCCATATTCACCCTTACTAATTCCTGCTGCATTACATTTTGAAGAATGGTAAGAGTCTGCTGCTCCATGATATATAAGGACATTGCTACCAGTACATTGTTGATTATTTCAGCTTTTATTGTCTGTGTACTCATAATTATATCCTCCTCATTCGTATTGATTTTCACGTCTGAGTAAGGTATAATATACTCAGACGTATTTACGGGAGCGGTGGAATCATCTTGGCGGGTGACCACCGCTCAGTTTTTATTCTGTGCATATAATTTTTCCTCAATTTGTTTTTTCTTATGTTTAGAAAATATCAGTTTTGTGGCTTAAACTTAAATGCATGACCTATTCCGATTCCATATCTTCCGAATACCAATGCTTTTCCATATTCTGCATTCCATATTTCTATGTATTTCTTTGGATTTGTATGTTCGGCTTTGGTAATCCATATAAAAGCAAACTTCCAAACCCACAAAATATAAAAATCTCTCCATTTTACTTTAAAAATAAAAGGATGTTTCCTATCAATCAT